CATACCAGTAGTATTTCCATCCATCGTATCAAAAGTATCAAACAAAACCCCAGCTTGTTCTATACTTCTTTGTTTAATCGCGGCTTGTTTCTTTTCTTTGTGAATTCTTCTTAAGAACGCGAAGTAAATAATTTGTGTGACATAGGCAAAAGCGTTAGTAGATTTTTCTTCTTTAAAGTTGTTGATATACTGTAAACAGTTTTCAATACCATCACATATCATTTCATCTCTATAAGAATAGTTAATGAAATTTGGTTTAGTAGAAAGTCTTGTAGCTATCTTATAAATACACTCTCCAATATACTCTGAAACTCTAGGTTTTTCTTCGTCATTTTCAACAGCTTCTTTACAAGCTTTATTGTGTTTGATGATAGCGGCAGTAAACACTTTGTTCTCTACATAGTGAACTGATGCTTTAGTTTGTCTTTTTTCTCTAGTCATGTATCTATTATACTCGCTTTCGCTGTATTGTCAAGTTTTCAATTATTTTCACTTTTTTCATATTTAGTCCTTGACCATATCGCAATCATACTGTAAAATAAAGATGTAGTCTGTGAAAAGGATAGTATACTATATAAAGAGATTAATGAATGATGTCTTCTGATGTAGGATAATCTTTAAATTCATCATCATATTCTTCGTATTCATCAAACATATTATCAAAATCTCTCTGTAGTCTATGCTGTATTAATTCTTTGATTGATTCTTTCTTTGTGTTTATTTCTTGTTCTGTTGTTTTAATTGTAATTTTATCGTTGTCTCTAACATCTAACCATGTCGTACAAGCATCATCATAAAACTTAATGTAATGTTTTGAAATTGATGTTCTTATTGTAATATCATCTGTATTAACTGTTATCGTATTCTCTAATGTAAATGGAATCATCGGCCCTAAGTGCATCACGATGCCAGGTTTTTCAGTAGATTGTTTACATAATATGTTCATCGGTAAAGTTAATTTTATTTCTGAATCACTAAATTTTTCTACCATAGCGAATACCTCTTTACCGTCTTTAAATCGTATGTATTCATATTTAGTATTATTCTGGTCTATCATTTTCGGGTATCCTTACTGAATGTATTTCGTAATCAAATTTCTCTGTACTATATATATTTATTCGTTCTGAAAAGTGGTTTAGAGTATAATTCATGTTTTTTTTCCATGAAAGATCATCAGCTATATCATACAAAGCTACTTCTGTCTTATCTTCGGATTTTCTCAAACCTCTTCCGATACTCTGTAAGTTTCGTATTCTAGACTTACTAGGAGAAGCAAAGATGATGTTATGTAATCGTTTGATGTTAATACCCGTACTGAATGTACCAAACGAAGCTACAATAATAGCGTCCTTTTCTTTTTCAACTATTTCGCGAACTTTCTCTCTATCTACGGCATCAGTTCCGCCAAAGACAAAGAATGTTTTACGATTTAGTTTTTCTATTAATTTATACAAAGGTCTACCATGTTTTTCAACAAATTGAAACAGTACTAATGTATTACCGTTCATATCCTTTACTAAATTGTTTATAAAATTGTTTCTTGTTTCGTTTCTGACTATCCAATCCATTTCTTCTTGATAGTTCATCTTACTTACTAGTTTTCGTTCATTATCTGAGTAAGCTAACACTAAACACTTAATTTTAAGTTTAGCTAATGTACCTTCGTCCATGAGTTCTTTTGATGTAGTAACAAAATAAGCTGGTCCGAACATACCTTCTAGTTGTAGTTTATGTGTCTTTGTTTCTTGTAAAGTACCTGTTGTACCTATCTTATACTTAACTTCTGTGAGTGATTCCATTATCTTTGATAAAGACTTAGCGGCAAATAGATGAGCTTCGTCTCCTATTACCATACCGAAATCATTACCAAAACCCTTAGGCATTCTCATCATTGACTGCCAAGTTGTAACTACAATGGGAGCGTCGGCTCCTTTTTCACCACCGTATATTTTAGCTATAGGACCTTTGAATCCGTAGTCTTGAAAATCTTTTGTCATTTGTTCTACTAAAGATGTTGTGGGTACTATGACAAGTGCCTTTTTGTTTTTCTTCAAAAAGTTATATCGAATAAGACTGTAAATCATTAACGACTTACCTGAAGCAGTCGGAGATACTAGTATACATTTTTGATTGTGAGCGGCGTGAGCTACAGCTTCTTTTTGATAATCCCTAAGTGTGAATGGTATGTCTTGTACAATTTCTTCATATCTTTCCATTGTAAATATATCAGTATCTTTCTCATACCCTTCAATAGAATAGTTTCGTTCATCACAAAACTCTTTGAGGTAATCGTATAGACCTAGATAGATTTTATTTGAAGTGAGATTGAATAGACGAATATATCCGTCCCAGAATCTTCTTCTTACCGCCGGAATAAACTCAGCTCCAGGAACTTTGAATTTGAAAAATTCTGAAAGTTCTTTTCGGATTGAATCTTCGGCTGATACTGTAAGGTAAACTTCGTCTGTTTTGGCTACTACGAGCCTGCCATGAACTTTCGCCATTCTATAATGTTCTTTATTGTTTGATGTCTCCAAGTAATTTGAGAGACAATGTCTATTAACGCTTCTACTGTGATTCTTAAGTATTCAAGTTTATCATTTAAATCTTGAATTTCTTTATCAGCACCTGTAAATTTGTGATAATCAGATTTTAAAACTGTAAGTCCACCGAATGGATCATAGTCCCAATTATGATCTTCAATTTGATCGCGAGTCATTTTACCACCATACCACAACCACTTATCTTTATCAAGTTCTTTCATTTTTCTTTCGAAACGAATAACTTCTAACTTCTTTTCAGATAAAAGTTCTGAGTATTTGGCGTGTAGTTTAGGTACTTCTAGTGAGGATGCGTCTAGTTCAATATCGTCAATAGGACAATCGGACTTCCACATAATTTGTATATCTTTTAAATTCATAATGTATGTTATATATAGGGTACTTGTTAAGTACTAGTTTTTACTGTAAAGAGTGTATATCTCAATGTTAAATCACAGGTAGCGTATTCGACTCCTTGTGTGTCTGTAGAAAACTCAATACTTCCAAGACTTGTTGGGAAACAATCATTGAAAGAGAATTCTACATTAGCGTTGTTAGATGATGTATTAATAATCAATGTAGCGTCTGAATACATCTTATCGAATGAAGCACTACTGAATTTACCTTGTGTTGTTTTCTTAGCATCAGTCAAAGACACAAAATCGTCTGTATCCATTCCTGGTCCTAAAGCCATAATCCAATTATATATCTCTTGATAGTTTGTCATGTCTTCATCAACAACGAATTTAACATTGAGAGGGTCGAATGTTATTTTATCACCAGGCATTGATGGTTGAATAGCTAGAGTAGTAGAGGCTTGTGTTTCACTCATAATTATTCCTGGTAGAGTAACACCTGTACAGAAATATCTAGTCTTAGGTAATTTATTGATAGCTAAATCAAAATTAACAGGTGATAGATAGTTTAAATTAGTCGGTTGATTACTAGTCCAATTTGCTGTTGCCATATTAACTGTTTACCCTTAGTACCCAATTCTCTGCAGCGTTCTCAGCGTACAGCTCATTGTGGTCTTCTATTAGTTTGTCTTCTACCCAGACATTATCTAGGAATTTTCTTATTCCAAAAACGCCGTCTTTCACCCATACTTCACACTTCCTATCTTCGTTTCGATATTCGTGTAGTAGTTCATCATATTGTATCATCATAGTTTTTTCTTTATAGTTTTCCTCGTCAATACCGTACCAGTTCCATCGGCCGTCATTGTTAGAGTTTTCGTTCATTGTACTTATATTTATAACAAAAAAAAGGGTGACCTAAGTCACCCTTAAAATAAATCTTACGACTTAGTTTTTACAATAGATTCAATACTTCGAATGATCTATAGTATGAGTTGGTAGATGTTGCTGCCAATCCATTAGCCGGAGTCGCTCCTACGAATGGGTTTGAAACCATACCGTAACGAGTTTTGAAACCGATTTTTGGTTGGAAAGTATCTTCACCAACTGCACGAACCATCTGTAATGGTACATAAGGACAATAGAATACACCAGCGTCAAAAGGATTAGTTCCTCTATAGCCAACTGTACAATATCCTTCACCACCAGTTACACCTGTAGGTCGCTGAGCGACTGAAGCGTAGTATGGGTCGATATACACTTTGATAGAACCATTTAAGACTCCAGCAAATGTATTTCCTGTATCGTCAACTGATAAATTAGTTGATAACGCAGGAGCGTAATCTAGTACACCAGCCATTGCTAGAGCAGAAGCTACATCACTAGAACACATGATAAAGTTACCTTTACCTCTTCGTGTTTGTCGTGCAATAACATTTGCATTTCTTTCAATGTGGTACATTAGACCTTTGAATTTTTCAACTGACCATCTTCCTGAAGAATCTGTATCTAAGTTGAATTGACCGTTAACAGCTGTTCCTGTTAGGTTTGGCTCTGAAGCCACACCTTCGATTTTAGCTTGATCATTAACAGTTCTAACAACTTCTCTGTTGATTTCCGCGAGGATTTCACCAGATAGAATGTTTGCTAATTCTGTTTCTGCATCTAAGCCATGAATAGCTTTTAGGTCTTGTGCGAGTTCGATTGTGTACTCAGCTTTAAGCGCTCTGCTCTTTGCTGTAACTGTAGCTTTTTCAATCGTGAACGACATCTCTGGGATCGCAGCATTGATCTCAGCAGTTGCTGTTGCAACTCCTGTACCACTTGTGTAACCTGTTTGAATAGCCGCGTTAGCTGAACTGGACGCAAATGGGTCTGCACCCGCATGTGTTCCTGCTCCTGAATAATCAGTATCAGCTTCGTTGAACATTGCTTCTGTTCTGTCTACAGCAGTAGTACTGTCAACATATCTTGCTTTCATCGCAAAGATAAGTCCAGTAGGTCCTGTCATAGGTTGAACACCACAAATATCATAGGCTACCAAATTTGGCATTGCTCTACGAACTAGAGATATAAGAATAGGGTCCCAGTTAGCTGCAGTTGCAGTAACGCCACCAGGCGCTCCAGCTACAGTACCAGTACCAGCTCCAAGGGCTTCATTCATTGCGCCTCTTTCTTCTGCTATCGCTCTTTCTTGGTTTTCAAGAATAACTGAGGTTACAGCTCTCTTATAATTATCTTCAATTTTCGGAAGATCCTTATGTTCGAGGACTGGTGCCCATTTTTCTTGTAAGTTTTCTGACATAAACATTTGTTTATCTCTCCTTATTTGTTTTCTTCACTAAAAGTTTTACCTTCTAATTTAGAAAATTTACTTAAAGCCGCAGTGTATTGAGCCATACCTTCATTAACTGGTTGAGCGACATCGCCCGCTCCAGAAAAATCAGCATCACTACTTACTACAGCGCTTTCGTCTGAGACAGCTTCTAAAGTTTTAATTCCGAAGTAAGACTCTTTCAATGTTGATACTTTCTCTACGAAATTCTCTACATTTTCAAAATCTACATCTTCTAATAAAGCTTTTAGCTTCTCAACCTGAGTATCAGCTAGGTCATTAGATGACTCGCTAATAATTTTTTCTCGTTGAAGTTCTTCGATATCTTGTTGAGCTCCGATGTTGCTAGCAACTTCTTCGTTCAATTTATCTTCCATCTCATCAAGTCTGTTTGCTAGTTCTTCAACTACATCAAACTTGTCTTCTGGTACTTCAACATAATGTTCTTCGAACAGTTGTTTTAAACCTGAAATGAAGTCTTCTGTCAATTCGGATTTTAATCCTCTTTCGATAGCTAACTCATTATCTTCAACCCAGCTTTCTGAAACATAGTTCAAGTAAGAATCAACTTTTTCGGTTAAATCATCTTTGATTTCTTCGATTTTTTGTGTTGTTTCTTCTTCTAACTTAGCTTCTGCTTCAGTCATTTGTTCTTTGACTTTAGCTGCTACTGCGCTTTCGAAAATAGTCTTAGCTTTCGCTTTGAATTCTTCACTTAAGTCTTCATCAGCAACTAGTGCATTGATGTCGTCTGTCATGTCGATTTCAATTTCTTCTTTCTTGACTTCTTCTTCATCATCATCAGATTCTTCTTTCTCGCCATTTTTCTTAGCGATAGCTTTCTTCAAAGCATCTGGAAGTTCACCTTCCTCAACTGAATCTTCGTTTGAATCAACTTCTTCTTTAGTTGTAAAGATTTTTTTGATTTCTGAAACATCTAAATCTTTTAGTGTTTCTACTACTTTTCTAATAGTAGCATTACGACTTAGTGACTCGCTTTTCGCTTCATCGCCATCTTCGTCTTCTGGCATATCGCCCATTTCCGCAACTTTATTCCAAGTAGCTTGTAGTTGTTCGCCTGACATTTTCTTCATTTGATCAACAGCTGCTTTCATTGTTTCGGATTTGGACATATCAGCCATTTCATCAATAGAATCTTCATCAGATTCTACTTCTTCTTGGTTGACTGCCTTATCTTTTTCTACTTTTGTTTGACCATCAGCAACAACTTCCATAGATTCCGGAGAATCAGCTTTATTAGTTTTAGGTGCTGGCTTTACGCTATCACCTGCTTTTTTAGCTAATTCAGAGGCTTTCTTTTCAGCATTTGCGTCTGATCCTACATCTGCAGGACTAACATCTGTCTTCGCTTTAGGTAACTTTGCAGCTTCCTCGGTCATGACATCTGTTATTGTGTTTTCTAAACTTGACATTAGAATACTCCTTTTTTAAATATATTTTAAACTGTTTAACTAGTATTTATATATTATAAATTTTTCAGAAAGTCTGAAAATACATTCAATTTAACTTCCTGTAACTTATGTGTTTTGGCTCTTTGAATTTCATACTTATATTCTTCAATTCTCTTAGCTTTAATCACTCCATTATCCCAAATCCACTCAACTCCTTCCATTACGCCGTTTACGAACGCGTCGGGAGCAGAAGGATCTGCTACGATATCAGCAGCGGTTGCTAACTGAAAATCTGATTGTACCATTTGAGCACCACCTTTAGCGTTAGACGCTTTAAGTGAACCCATACCTCTACTAGATACTCCTAGTCTCGCACCATCATCAAGAAGGTTTTTGACTATTTCTCCCATAGGGGTTGATAGAATTTTTGCTTTTCCGATGAAATTATTTCCATCTTCTTTTAAACTTGTTATTAGATGAGATGTTCTCTCTAAATTAATTGTTGGTCCTTCTGGGTGACCTAACTCCCCATACGCTCTATTTTGAGAAACATACTCTTTATTATAACGAGCTACTTCTTTTTGCATTATCTCTTTAGGATATACACGACCATTCTTGTTTTTTACTTCTGTTTGAAGCATCACACCTTCGATATAAGCGTGTTTTTTACCTGTCTTAGGGTCTTCTTCAACGAGGTAATTTACTTCGTCTGACCATTGTTCTGATATTAATTTCATATTTACCTCTTATTTCTCGTCAAAATGTTTTACTGTTGATGCATCACCGTATGAAGATTTACCTCTAGCTACTGAATCAAAATCTCTTAATTTCTTTTTGGTACCTTTCATAGTTACCATTGTATCACTACCTTTCTTTTGAAATGATACTTTTAAACCCATCATTCTTCCAGCTGAA